TTGTGTTTCACAAGTATTAGCCGCAGTAGAAAAAGAAGCAAAACTAGACTCAAAAGCCGCATCTGGTAAACCTTTTCCATACCTACTATTTCTTAAATAATCTAATAAACATAATGCAGAATTAGCAGAATAAGCAGTTGATGTAGTTCTTGGATCATAAACTTTTTTACCTTTTACTAAAACTTTAATATTAGGTATTGAACCAAAAATATCTTGATTCCATTGAAACCTAAAAGCAAGATAAGCAACACCTCTAAGTCTATGATTTGATCCCCAATTAGTTTGGGTAGATAATATATCTGAAGCTGTTTGTCCGTCTTTACCTAAAAAAGATTCTACTTGAATATAGGATTGTCCATCTTTGTAATAATTTGCATCTGAACTTGCAACTTCTCTTGTTGTATGATGACTTAAAGCACCATCAAATGTAACTTCTGTGTCATTTATAAATATCTTTTCAATACTATTAATTTCACCTTCACATAAAACACCCGCTAAATACAAATACTGATTATTAGTCCCAGATGTTTCTACATAAACTCTAGAAATTCCTAATTTTCTTTCACCATAGACTACAGGAATTTGAGCATTGTTTGATTCTTTGTTTAATAAAATACCTTGTGCGGTTTCTGAGTCCTGTGTATCAAACTCAGGAACTTCTGGCATTGGAATTAACCAGCTTATAAAACTTTCAACAATACTAACTACTGCATCTACTATACTACCCATTAGCTATGAAACTCCCTTTTAAATTTTTGATTAAATTTTTTTACATCACCATTAACTCTTAACCATTTAACACAGCTATCTACGGGTATGCGTTCTTTAAAATAGTTATAAAGTTTTTGAGTCAATGCTTTTGTATTTCTAATTGATACAACTTCAATCACCCAAGCATTTCTACCTGATTTCCATTCTGTTTGTTTTATCTTACCAGTTTCTTTAAATCTTTTTTCTACTAAATCATGTAAATATGCCCAGTTTGCAAAACCAACTAATTCTTTTTCATCATATACTTTCATACATTGTTTTAAAGTCATAGATGGCATTAAATATAATCTTAATTCATCATCTCTTAGACAATCGTATTTTTTAAAGTTTCTAAAAAGTTCTACAATATCTTGCATCAATCCCTACCCCATTTAATTTCTGCGATATGTTGTGAAGCATAATCAAAACCAACATCACCACTAAAATATATTTGTTGAGAGTTTGTATTTGTTTTTCTACCTTGCACTCTTTCAAAGTCTGCCCAATGCGAAGCTACTGAAATATTTACAGTTGAGTTATTTATTTCTTCATCAACACTAAACGACTCAATTTTTCCTTTAAATAAAGTAACAGGATCAGCAATTAAAGCCTGAGAATCATTTAAAAAACCCTTATAAACTTCAACATCTTTACTCATATAATTATTGTTTAAAAATAAAGATATAATTGTTTGATCTGCACCAGTAAATCTTAATTGAATATTAGTGATTTCTACTTCTGAACTTTCAGTTACAGATGATGCTTTTAAAAATAATGATGAAGCAGTAAATGTGTTTGAGTCATAAGTTAAATCTTTATAATGATCTGTATATCTTGAACCTGATCCAACACCTAGATAAACAAGCGTAACAGGATTTAGTTTATCTGTAGCTAGTTCTGTATTAACTGCACTTGTTAGTCCTCTAGCCATTATAAACTCTCTATTACATCTAACTCATATTGATATAGATTGGTTGTTCCAATAGAAAACTCTTGAATATCATTTCTAAGTCTAACAGTAAATGGTACATCATCATAAGTTATGTTTTGACCTGATACTGCTGTTCTAAGCGGTGGTTCAATCGTTAATGTTCCTGTAGAAATATCTGAACTATCTGCAACAATCATATAAATTTTATCATGGTTAGCAAACTTGATATAATCTCCAGCTTTTAAAGTTCCTGAAGCTGATCCACCTAATGTAATTGATGTTGCACCAGCACTTGCAGTACCCGTTGGTGTGCCTGAAGCTGTGCCTTGTGCGTCTGATTCTGTTGCTGGTGGTATCACTGTAAATGTTTCTAGTCTTGATCTTTGTTTCATTAAAAATGCTTTTATTGGTGAAAACTCTGATCTACTCATTGGTGGATATACAAGACTAATTGAAAATCTTTGTCCGTCTATTTGTCTAGCTTGAACTCTTCCAGATGTTGTAACACTTATCAAAGTGTTTTGTTGTGAACTTATACTAGCGTTTCTTGGTTGGGGTGATGTAGGTAATTGTCCACTCATATTATACTAATGCCGCTTTTCCTTTTTGGTTTAATGCAGAATTGACTATGTTTACAATAACTGCCCTATTATCAATTAATAATTCTTTTACACCTCTAACATCTGTTGCATTAATTGTGAAATTAACATTTGTTCCTAGTTGCTGTAACCGTTCATTTGATACGATTTCTCCATCTTGATTAGGAATAAATAATTCTCTACCACGTTCACCTACCATATAAGCACTACCCATACCAACTCCACCGCCATTTGCTCTTCCTTGAATTTGTCCGCCTTCTGCCTTCATTCCTCTAACTTGTCCACCTTCAGCCGCACCAAGAAGTGCAAGTAATATTCTTAAACCAGCTTGTGTTCTTAGTTCTTTTGTTTGTTTTTTCATTATATTAAGTTTTTTGTTTTCTTGGTCTGTTGCTTTTTTTATTTCAATTCCAAATAATTTTTCCATTACAAGTAAAAATGCTTTTTGTAGTACCATCTTAATTACAGCCGCAAGTGCATCAACTAAAGCTTTTCTTACAACATTTTTCAATGCTTCTCCAAGATTCTTACCTAGAATAATTGACTCTGCTAATGCTCTTGATATTGCATCAATACCTTTAAACACTCCTTCAACTGCAAGTGTAAATATATTTGCCATCTTCTTTTCAAACTCTACCATTTGTTTATTAACAATATTATTTAAAGCTTCTTCAATTTTCTGCATAGCTGTTTTAGTTTTTTCTACTTGTTCTGCTACATCACTGTCTATTGGTGTAAATTCTTTACCTACTCCAAATGGTGGTTGCATAGGTGTTCTTGGAAGTGCTAAATCAGATTCATTAGTTCTGCCGACTCCAGCCATAGCACCTAAAAAATCATTTATTTCTTTAGATTCTGCTAATGTTTTGTCTAAATTACCAACTTCTTTTCTTAATTCACGAACCCCTGTTACAACACCACCAATAATAACAGCCGCCCCCAAAGCTAGTAAAAATAATGGGTTCGTCATCATTACTGCAGTTGTACCAGCTATTATTTCACTTAATCTTTTAAAAGCAATACCTAAATCCAATACAAATTTACCAAATTTAATTGCTATAATTCCTATAAGTAAATTTTTAAATATTACAAAATTATCTACTACAATAATAAGAATTTTTCTTAAATTTTCCATTGCACCAGCAAGAATTGTTCCTACTGATTGCCCAAAAGCTAAAATTTCTTTTTGATTTTCTTGAACAAACTTTTGTAAATCTCCTAATTGTTTTTTAAGTTCATTAAAAAAACCTTTAGCGACAGATGCTTGAAAAAGAAAGAAAGCATCTCTTATGTTTGATACTTGACCACTTACAGTTTTAGACAGTTCTTCCATAAGCTGTCCAAACTCTCCACCAGTTCCAAATGCTTTTCTTAAACCTTTTATTGTTTCATCTGTACTAACACGAACTCCAGCTTTAAAACCAGCCATAGCAGATACACCACGTTCTCTAAATAATTCTGCACTTGCTATACCAGCACTTAACGATCTTTGAACTTGTAGAGAAGCTAAAGCAAAATCTCCACCTAAAAGAACTGCTGTATTACCAGTAATTTTTAATAATTCTTCAAAATCAACTCCCGCTTTTTGTGCTGTTTTTCTAACTGTTGCTAAACTTGTAATACCTTGTTGAATATTTTTTAATTCAAATGGAGTTGTTGACGCAAATTTAGTAACTTGTTCTAATGCTTTTTGACCAGCTTTAGCCGAACCAAATAATGCTTTTAGTTGAACACCTAGATTTTCAATTTGAATACCAGCACTTGCAAAACCTCTAATAACTGCGGCTGTACCAATACCAATTAAAGCATTTCTTAAATTAAATACAGAATTTCTAACTCTTTGTAATCTGCTTTGAAATTGACCAAATGCTCTTCTAGTATTATCTACTGCGTCTAGACGGATTTGGAGTCGTTCTTGTGCCACTATGTAATTTCTCCTTATCTGCCTTCACTTTAAAGTAAGCTAACCAATAAGTAAATTCTTCTTCTGGCATAGCCAATATTTCACCCATACTTTTCTTTAATCGTTCACCCAGAGCAAGTATGGTATATAACTCTTGGTCGTATCTTACTTTTTTTCAGCTTCCTCGTATGGCATTGTATTTAGCATATCTGTAGCTACTCTAGCAATGACTTCGGGGTCTGCTTTATTTAATAATACTTGTTTATCGTCTAATTTAAAAACTTTATTTCCATCTTTATCTCTAGCTTTCAACATTAAAGCATCAACAAGAACACTTAAATCATCTTGTTTAGCACCTTTAAATAAGTTTCTTTTTTCAGCCATTGAAAATGGTGAACAATATATTATCAAAGGATTGCCTTCCTCGCCCCATTCAGCGACTTCAATTTTCTTGATCCCTTGATTATCAAAATGTTCTTTTACTCTATCTATTACACTCATGCGTTAGCCTTCCTTATACTGTTGTTTCTGTTAATCCACCTGATCCTGTGAATGATAATTCCATTTCTACCATTCCATCAAATGAACTGTTTATTGTTCTACCTGTTACGATAGCTGAACCTGTGTAATATGTATCACCAGAATCAGCACCTTCAGGATAGACTTCTAATGTTATTGATGCACCAGCATCACAGCCGCTTTGTGCTGTGTCTGCTTCATCAAAGAAAACAGAAGCAGTTCCAGTGAAAGCTACTAATCCTACTGCATAGCTTCTTGCACTATCACCCATCTTTGTTTTCTCAATTGTTTCAGCTGTACTTTCAAGAGAGAATGATCTTAACTCACCAAGAGTATTTCCACCAATCTTAATTGTACCTTCTGAGCCTGTGTGTGTTGCCATAGGTTTTCTCCTAAGTTAGTTGTTAAGGTGTTCCAGCAGTATAGTGATAAGTTACTCTCACGACTACTCGGATACCACCAGTTGGATACAAAGTTCCTTCATCTGTAGATACTTCTACAATTTCAGTTTTCTTTGCATATCCCCCTCTAGTCCTATCGGCTTCAAGGGAAGATTCTATTGTACTTATAAGCTGATTTCTTTTGGTATCAATGTTTGTATCTGTACCTTTTACGAAACCAACTAAGATAAAATCTGCTTGTGCTTGTCTTGTAATTGTTGTTGAGGTCATTGTTTCGTCTGATCTAATCTCATTACCAGATTGAATAAATACTGCTGGATATTGTTGTTGAGTTAGTTCATCTACATCAAATGGTTCTCTTGTAATCTTTTTTAATTCAATAGGTGATGTTACAGCATCAAGAACTGTAATAATATTTGCCGCTATGTTTTCTCTTGTACTCATCTTAATTTATTCTGTTTGAATAATTCTTTATTAAAAAAATTAATCAATGTTTTTTGTTCTTTATTACCAATTAAGAAAAATGGTCTTTTCTTTTGGTTTCCCACAGCTTTAACATTTTGAAATTTATTTGCAAAAAATAATATTGCCTGTTTAGGTGTAGCTTTTTGTGTCATATTAGATAACATCTGCCCACTAAAATTAAGATCAGGGAATTGCACTTGTCTGCCTCTTTGTCGTCTAAATGCTTTATATTCAGGTGTATAGGGTCTAAAATTTCTACCATCTGCGTCTTTACCCTTTTGTGTACGTTTTCTAATCAAGCCTAGCAAAAACTCAGCAGTTCTTCCTAAAGCTATTTGTACTTGTCTTGGTTGCTCTCTGATTTGTTGA